ATAAAAACATCATTATTGTATTATTTTGAGATAATACAATATTATTCACTCACACGTTGCTATCTTGATATGCTTAAAATTATTAAGCATACCTTGAGTCATTACCTTCTTCACCAATCTCTCTGGTATCACCGCATCCAACACAGAGTTCTTGATATCTATCAATATTCTTACTTTACTAGTGTAAGTTCCATCGCCAAGAATAGACTTACGGATTTGTTCTGATTGATCCATTATACTCTTTTTATACAAAGATCTTTTAAAAATTCATTTTATTTATTACTTTTACTTGCTTAAATTCTCAACCATCCTATTAAAAGCATCCTGGTCAATATATCCATTTGAAAACAAATTTACTATCATCTTTAGATCCTTTGACATCTCAGTAGTCTTGTCACCATTTAATTTTGCCGCCTTCTTGATATTATCCTCCTTTAACTTTGCCACATACTCCTCACGATCCTTATTCAACTTCTCAAGCCTCAAGGATGATTCCTTCTGTGCCTTTGCTAAGGCAGATAACCTATCAGAAAATACATCCATAGTCCCAGGCAATGGAGGCATATTAGGCAGACAGTGAGGCAAGTAATTAATTGTGATTACCTCCTTTGAGTCAAGATAAACTGATACCCTAGAAACAGCATTATCTACTCGCCTCATAATATAACACTTTGACGCTAATCCCATACAGGGATTCCTACTACGAAAGTTATCAGTAAATGGATCAGGAAGCAACTTGTGAGCCATACTTGACGACTCGGTAGTGACATACCAACCATCACTATACTCAATACCAAGAATTCCAATCGTAGTCATCTTACTGATAGAATCAGTTGCGTGAAACTTTAAAAACTTGCCATTACAAGAAATAAAAGTGGTTGGATATGAAAACGCAACTCCAGTATCCCAATCTAGACAGATCTTTACGCTAATCTTGGACTTGTAATTGTTGATGGAGAACTTCTGTAGCTCTACAAGCCACTTAAGAATATCATTGCGATTATCGGCCTTGAAACTTTGAGAACTGGATGGAGAAGTATAAAAAATGGGATAAAAAAACTTTGGTGAAGTATCTACAGGAGCCTTAATAAAAGCATTACCCTCGGGTGAAGATAACCAATCATTAAACTCCTTCTCCTGTGCTAGAGTGACAACCCTATCTCGTGAATCAGCAACGATCTTGTCCTCTTTAACTCTATCGTTCCACCTCTTAATACCAAGTTCTAGATCACCGCCGCCTAAACGAAGTTGTTCTGCGATAATCTTCTCGTTCCTCTTTAGATTAGCCCTGTCTAATGCTAGCTGCTGGATACCGCGCTTTTGGATTTGGTCTTGTGAGAGCATATCAACGTAGAGATGGCGAAACTTTTGGTAAAACTGCTTGCGATAGCAACCCCAAACCATTTGTTCAATAATTCCCTTCTTATTGTGGAAACTATTATACATATCAACATCAAATTTCTTGAAAACCTCCTGAATTGATCGCTGTAGCATCAACTTTACAGCCAACTTGCCGTTCTTATAAGGAAGATCCACGTCAATGAGTGGAATCTTGATAGGGTCACCGGACAGATCCATATTATGTGCTAAGAGTAAGAAGTGAGACTTCTTACCATCTATATCTAGATTCACAGCATCTAGAAACACCTTCTTCTTATCATCAATAAAACTTGCCATATATATTCTATACATTTTAAAACAACTTGTTTTAAAAATTCATTTTTAATTTTATGAGTTATTGAGACCAAAAAAAATCCCGGGTTGGAACATTCCAACCCGGGATATAAAAAGCGCCTTCATCTTTTTTTAAACTACTCTACATATTACTTTATTTTACTTATTTTTTTATTACCTAGACTAGCTAGAGCAGGACCGTCAAATATTTTAACGATATCAGGACTCTGTTTAAACAAAAACTTCATAACTTGCTTTTCAGAATGATCTTCGATATTATTGAACCAGTCTGGTTCTTTTGGTGATTTAGCATGTCTCAAGTGATTTACTTTAATAATTTCACACTCGCTTGCTAGTTTGGAAATAGTTTTAACATTCTCAAATTTCAATCGCAAGTGTCTCTTGTAAGACTCAATAAAATTACCTCTTGATGAACTTATAATTACCTCTAACAAAGGAGCGAATCTTTTTATTTCGTTGCAGTCAGGATCTGCTTTAAGCTTTTTAAACTCTTTTAAAGCCTCCCGATACTCTTCTTTAAGTTCAGGAAAAGCCTCTACTAATTCTTTGACTATATTCAAGATCTTTGTCGTATCAGGATCATTAGTATTCTTCTTTGAAGCCATAGTTGAAAGTTTAATAAAAAGTTGATTAAAAAAATCATTTTTATTTTTACCTTAAAGTTAATGGTTTAACTAGATTTACTAATTTACAACTTGAGTTTTAAATAATAAGATTATTTAAAATATTAATTTTTTTATACTAAATCAGTTTCTTTTATCTTTAGATATTTACATACTTTATCGTTAGTCCATATTCTGTCTAGAGGAACTAAAGGTATCCATTTACATGTATTCTCACTTATATCTTGTGATATTTTTCTAATCATTAGCATATAATTAGCAAAGGGTGTTTCTAAATAAGATAATAATGATTCTGCTTCGTCTTTACTATTGACTTTAAATGATATATAACTACCAGAATGTATTTCATGAGGCTTTCCTATAAACTTTGCACCAAAACCTGGCATTCCTGCTCTCGCCGTAATAACTTTCCAAAAGGTATTTTCTTCATTAAAATCATATTTATCAAGATACATTATCCTATCAACTGATTTTTTTACTGATACATAGCATTTTACTTTACCTTCATCTTTCAAACGTTTATCATTAGTTTCAATACCAAAATATCTACCCATATATAACTTATTTATATTTTCCATTTTACTTACAACATCAATAACTTTATGATATTTTGTTTTAATAACAGCATCATATTTTGATAGATCATAAGAGACTCCATTAAAAAGACATTCGCCTTTATAACTACTATCCTTTAAGAAATAATTTACACCACCAGATATGTTAATAGTATTACCAAACCATTCTTTAGAATCATCTATGTGATTGATAAATAAAATATCTTTCCTTTTCATCATTGATGATCTAAACTTATTTAAACCCTTTCCTCCTACAAACCATCTTGAAGGAACAACAAATAACAACATTTTTTCATCAATATATTTTTCAATAAATTTATCATATAGTGGGACAGTAGATGGATTTGAAGGATCTGTTGAATATGGTGGATTTCCAATAACAGCATCAAAAGCTGGTCCATTATCTTCCGGAGTACCTAGTTTTAAAGCTTTATAAACCTTTTTCTTTAGTAGAGTATCCCCAACATAAGTATTAAACTTAACTTTTGTAATATCTATATCTGATAAACTTTGAATATGGCACTTTAGTATTTCAGTTGTAACGAAAACATTTAATTCTGTAATATCAGCATAATAGAGACATTCCTGTATAATAACCTTACATCTATCTTTTGGTTTTTTATATTTAGTATTATTTTCAAGTCCTTTATAGAACTTGTCAAATATACCTAGAACAAAGTTGCCTTTACCACAACAAGGCTCAAATACACGTTTAGGTGTAGTCCAGAATTTAGCAGGGATTGTACTGAGCATTTCATCTACGAGCTTTACAGGAGTAGGGATTTCAGCGTTTTGTTTTTTCTCGGTGACTGTGGGTATAAAATGTTTAGCTATAAGATGTCTTATTTTTGAGGGATCAGCTGATGAGTATAATTGTTTGATGTCTATAATAATTTTTTCGTTGTCGTTCATTGTTGTCTTTATTTTATAAGCAATAAACTCTTTTAAATATTCATTTTAAATAATAAGATTATTTAAAATATTAATTTTATGATATTTGTTTCCAGAATGTATTTTCAATATATAAAATTTCTTCTTTAGTAAATCCTAAATAATCATAAATAGAATTATTTTTTAAGTTTTCAATTGGTATATTAGGTATAAATTTAAATAAACCTTTTGTTAATTCAGATGACTTATTTTGAGTAATAAAAATAAATCTAATTAATTTACTTCTCATTAAATAATTTTTTATTAGTTCATAATCATCTTTATTTTCTAATTTAACATACATTAACCCATTACTTAAAATAGTTTTATTATAGACTAATTTATTATAGACTATATCTTTATCAAGTTTTAATAGATTTTTTATTGAATTATATGAAGCTGTTCCTCTTGGAAATACAATTTTAAAATTATCTGGACTGTCTAGTTTATAATCTTTAACATAATAAATTTCGTCTCCTCTTCCGCCATTTAATCTACTTAACAATTTATATTTATGTGTTTTAGATTTTTCTTTTTTTATATTATCAGTTTCTACCGGATTTTTATGTGATAAAGTTTTATTAGAACCCTTATATAATTTTATAGGTTCAAACTGTTTAATCTTTTTAAATATACTATATTCTAATCCATTAGATAAGTTTGATATTTTTTGTGTTTTATCTATAACAATATCGTTATTAATAGTGATATCACCTTTATAACTTTTGTCCAATAAAAAATAAAGTGTATCTATATCAACACTATTTTCAAAATCTATCTTCTTTAAAAAATTAACATATTTTAATCCGTTACTCTTTAAAGTATCTTCAAACTTTATACCTGTTATATTCATTGTAAAATTTGACGGTATAACAAATAATAAAATATTACATAATGTTAATAAATGTAGTGAAAATTTTATATACATCCCTTTGTTATAGGGTGGATTCCCAATAACCGCATCAAACGTTGTAAATCCCCACTCGTTCTTAATATTTAGTTCAAGAGTATTCCCAACATAACTATTAAACTTAAGTGTTTTAATATCTATATTTGATAAACTTTGAATATGACACTTTAGTATCTCTGTTGTTATAAATACATTGATATCAGTAATATCAGCATAATAGAGACATTTATCTATAATAACCCTACATCTTTCTGTTTTGCTTTTAATATGACCTAGACCTTTAAAGAACTTCTCAAATATCGCTAGAACAAAGTTGCCTTTACCACAACAAGGCTCAAAGACTCGTTTAGGTGTAGTCCAGAATTCAGCAGGAATTTTGCCAAGCATTTCATTTACTAGATCTACAGGAGTAGGGATTTCAGCGTTTTGTTTTTTCTCTGTGACTGTGGGGATAAAGTGTTTGGCTATAAGATGTCTTATTTTTGAGGGTTTAGCTGAAGCATATAATTCTTTTATGTCTATGATTATTTTTTCGTTGTCGTTTAATACTTTTATCATGATGTCCTTTATTTTATTATAAGTAATATCATTTAAATCAATTTTAATTTTTAATGTTTTATCTTGTTCAAGTTGTGTTTTTATTTTTTCAATGATCATGTGTTTAATCATATTTTTCGTTTTCTTGTCGGTAAATATGTCTTGGAAAGGAAAAATATTGTATGATTTTGATATAAGAGCGAGAAGAGGGAACATATAAGTTTTAAACATAACTTCAGTGATATTAACAAGTTCTTTTTGTATAGCTTCTTGTTTTTCGCGTTGTTGTTTTTCTTTTTGTGATTCTGGTTTAAGTTTTTTTCCAGTTCCTTTAGCTAGATCTTGTTGTTCTCCTTCTAGATTGCTGTCATCTTGGTGTTTTTCAGGGGTGTCCCAGTTAATGTTGCCTAGAACATTTCTTAAAATGTCGGTGTAATTGAAATTTTCAAGTATTTGAGTATCGTCTAAATATTTTCGTAGAATATCAGATTGTCCGCTAAAATATTGTGTGAGTTCAATATTAGATAAAGTTTTGAGTTTATCTGGATTAAATAAGAAAATATTACTTTCATAAAAGTATTGTAAGATTTCAGCAGAACTTTTTGCTGTTTTTGTTGTATATTTATATGATTGTATTAGATCATTTATGTATGTAAATGTTCTTTGAACATTCATATCAACATTAATAAATATAGTTTTTTCTTTAGCTTCAGTTCCAGCTCTGGTCATGCGTTGTTTTTGGTTATCTAAACTATGTCCGTCATCAAGGTGAATAGTTACGTCACAATCTTTATATGTTACGCCAGTAGAACCTTGATTACCTAAAAATAAAATACAACCTCTCTTTTCATCGTCTTTTGTCCTTTTCATCATTGTTGTTATACTTTCATCATATTCTTCATAGAAATCACCTGTATTTGAAGTAGAGTTTTTATATTCAATGCGGTATTTAGACCATAGATCATGATCTTTTAGAAATTTATATAATGTTTTTTGTAGTTTATCTATATCACCTGTATTCAATGGTAGATATATTATAAAAAGTTTTGGATCACCACTTTTAGAAATTCTAGAACCACGGTTAGCCTGGATTTCTTCTATTCTCTTCATTATAGTGGTTTTATCCATAGGATCTTCTGAAATTATAGACTCTAAAACTTTTTTCAAAAGATCAATTCCATCAGCTCCATTTTCGCATATTTTAAATTGTTGTTTGATTACAGTTTTTCCGTCATCATCTTTACCTCTTGCTAGTTCAAAAAAAGCAGAAAAACTAATACCATATTTAGTGCCCTTCTTTTCATTATATTCTTCTATTGCCTTTACTATATCCTTATTAAATTCATATTTTAATAAACATTGAACAGGAAATTTATTGTAGTCTTTATCAATAGTATCGTCAGTGTAGCAAATTTCAAATTGTTTTCCATGTCTATAATTCATATGTTCTAATGAGTCTTTATCATCTTTAATTTTCCACAGTTTTTTCATAAATGCTTCATCTTGAATGTCCCAGTTATATACATATTTAGGATTTATTTTATAAGATCTTAAAATTTTATCAGCAGTTCCTGAAGCAAATATATTTAATCTAATATTTTCCCTAATACCTTTTAGATCAGGATCTTCTTCAACATCTTCCATTATATCTTTTTTTGTTTTAATAGTTGCTCCTCCTAAGTGACATTCATCCATTATAATAGCATCAAATTTATGTTTTGTAATAAGTCTTTTCTTGGATTGCGTGTTTCCAGCTTTAAAATATTGAATGCTGCAAAATACAATATGAGTATCAAATACTTGTTTGAATTTATCTTGGTCTATGTATTTCATACCTTCAAATTCAATATATTGCTCTAGTGTTTCTTTAAAGCTATTAAATGTAGAAGGAACAGCTGTCATAATTAATATTTTTTTAGACCCATGATCTAGTAAATATTTAGCCATTAATAATAGAGTAATACTTTTGCCACTTCTTGGTTTATGTTGTAATAAATGAGTTCTTTCTTTTATATTTTCTATAAACTTATTATAAGCCATTTTTTGATGTAATCTTAATTTTAATTGTTGTTTTGGGTTTCCTAAATATACACGATTTATAAATTCAATAAATGTATCAATGTCTAGATTAAATTCAGGTCTTTTTATAAAAACATCCAATGCTACAATAATATCTTTTTCATCAAATAATAATTTATCTTCTAATAATTTTTTATGAGTAAGATACTCTGTTGTTCCTTTATTTGTTATAGCATTAATCTTATTTTCTATTGTTTCTTTATCAATACGAGTAATTAAACCACATTTATACATATTTTGTTTAAAATCTTCTTTTAATTGAGTATTTATTGAAAGTATATCAGAATCTTTAGGCGCGAATTTATTCTTATATTTTATGGAAAACCCTACAATTGAATCGGTATTATCTATAATAAGCATATCAACTTTATTACCTCCCTGACCCAGTATTTTTTTATCTATTACCTTTTTTAAATTTGTTATTGATTTAGGACTCTGAATCTGTCCTTCATAAATTTGTTTATAATTAATACCTGATATACATTTAGAAATAGTAAGTAATTCACAAATAGTTTCATAAAGAAAACCTTGTCTGCTAGATTTTCCAGGTTCATCATCCATTAATATATCAAGTTCCATCAATTTTTTGAATAGTTGTTCTGCATTCATAGAATACCTAAATTTTTGTATATTTTCTAAAATATCTTTTCTATAAACTTGTTCTTTAAATTGTATTTTTTTATACATTAAAATGTAACCATTTGTTGTTATACCACTTCTTAATCCTGAAACATCGGTTATTTTATTATCATTATATTTATATTTAACATTTGATGCATCATCACATTTGAAAAACATATAATGACCACCTTCTGCATTTCCACAATACCAAATATACCCAGATAGACTAAAATATGTTTGATCTATTTTTATAGTTTTATTAATAATTTTTTCAGTATTATTGAAATCAATCTGCCCGTCTATAAATGACATTCTATTTAAACTTATAATTATATTAGTCGGTATAGTATCTAAAAAATCTATTTTATCCTTTTTATTACCAGAGCCATTATTTTCACAATCAGTAAGAGTTTTGCAACATGATTCAATGTTGTCAATTTCTTCACTTATATACAATCCTGATTGTATGCTAGCGATACGTTTTTCAATTTGTATAGGAATTTGTAAAGATCCAGGATCTGCTATATCTCCTTTTTCTATCCATTCTTCTGGATTTTGTCCTTGATCCTTTCTTCCGTAATTACAATCTATTTGACTTTTAATACTAACCCTAAACG